TAATACGGCAACACCGGAACCACAATCCATGTCGGAACGCCCATGGCACCAGCCAAGTGAGCCACCGATGTGCATGACGATATCACAAGATCGCAAGATGCAACAGCCGAAGCTGTGTCAGACCACGAAGAAAGGTTCAACTCCCGAACCCACGCGGGCCGATGCTGCGCGCCCTCGTCACGCTGCAGGCTGACGTACTCGACATCCAAGCCCCGCACCGCGTTAAAGAGAAGCTGCGCCGGGAAAAGCCGATGCTGCTGATGCTCAAACTCGGGGTTGCCCTGCCAGCGCAAGCCGATCCGCAGCTTGGCACCTTTCGTGTGCGGGCGCGGGAGGTAGGCCGACCCGTCGATGTCCTTGTACTGCCAGCGCATGGGCAGGCTGGCAGTCATGCTGGGCAGCCAGAAGTCATGCACCACGCCGAAGGCAGCCTCGTGCTGGATGACCATGTCCACGCCCTCGGCCTGACGCGCCACCAAGGCCAGCGGCCCGGAGCAGGCCACAATGACCTGATTGCCGCGCTTCTTTAACTCGCGGGCAAAGCGCAGGCCGTGCAGTTGGTCGCCCAAGCCCGCCTCAAGGTTCAAGAGCGCGGTGCCGACCTGCTGCCCATCCCAGAGCGGCGTCGGCACTTTCGGTGCCTCGTTGCCGAAGACCTTCTCGATCCGGCCACGCTCAAGGAGCATCATGCCGTCGTGCAGGTGGCCCTTGCGCATCTCGTACCAGCCGCGATTGAAGGCTGCGCGATGGTTCTTCGGCTCCTTGATCGCCAGCTCCTGAGCGATCTCCTCGCCGCGCTTGAAGTCGCCTATGATCCCGGCGGCAAGCTGCATGTCAAGCGGGTGGATCATCTCGGTCGTCAGCGGCTTTTCACGCCAGAAGCAGGGCTGCACGAAGTTCTGGCGCATGTGCTGCAGCACGTCCTCGGAGTTGTCATCGTGCCGCTTAGCGAGCTTCGGTGCCACCGTGTGCAGGCCCGGCACCTGCCAGATCTCCTCGTCGCGCTCCTTGGGTGCCGTCTCGTCCAGATGGTTCAGGTCGTAGTCAAAGTCCGACAGGCCCAAGAACTTGTGGATGCGATCCAACTGCGCTTTCGGATCGGCGACCAAGTCTTCGTACTCGACAAAGAGGAAGCAGTCAGGGTCTGCCGTGTAGCCCGACAGGAGCACCTGATAGGACTTCTTCAGGTGGTCGATCAGGTCGCTGTTGCGGAGGAAGTCTTCCAGATCGTTGGGCCGAGCAACCCGGACGAAGGATGCCGCGCAATCCTCGACATTGCGGACGGTGGCGATGATCTTGGGCTTACGGCCCAGAAGATCGTTGAGCACGGCCACCGACGTTGCCTCGGCCCAATTCCGCGCCTTGTCGATCACGATGGGCTTCTGGATGTGGGCGTACTTCGCCTCCATGATCCCGCGCAAAACGCGCTTGATCTGCTCGCCGTCGGGGGCTGCCTGCTCGGCCATGCTCCCCTGCCACGCCTTGAACGTGTTGAACATCACCTCGCCCATGCCGCTGGTGGGGCTGGCGTGGAGGTCTGGGTGCTGGTTCAACAGGGCGGACAGAACCGTGCTGCCGGAGCGGGGTAGGCCAGCGAGGAAGTGGATTTGGGGCATTAGTTGGATGAACCTTTTGTGGTGGCTACGGTAAAATCGCCGCCCGCCGCAACCTGATACCAATTGGTAAGAGAGCCAATTTGCACCGGGCTAGATTTGTTAACGGCAGTGCCGTCGCCGAGTTTGCCAGAACCGTTACTGCCCCAAGTCCAAAGAGTGCCGTCGATCTTAACGGCAGCGGTGGAATTGTTAAATGCCGAAACTTGCGACCAGTTAGTCAAAACTCCAACTTGAATAGGACTGGAGCGGTAAACTGTTGTGCCGCTGCCAAGCTGGCCGCTGCCGTTATTACCCCAAGTCCATATGGTGCCATCGGTTTTGATAGACGCAGTAAATCGGTAACCAACCGAAACTTGCGACCAGTTTGTGAGCGCGCCAATTTGAACAGGGCTGGATCGACTGATGACTGTGCCATCTCCAATTTGGCCGTTTATGTTGTAGCCCCAAGTCCACATCGTGCCATCAGTTTTTATGGCTGCGGTAAAATTGCCGCCCGCTGAAACCTGATACCAGTTAGTTAAAGCCCCAATCTGAACAGGGCTGGACTTGTTGACAACCGTGTTGTCGCCGAGTTGGCCTCGGTTGTTTCGGCCCCAAGTCCAAAGGGTACCGTCGGCCTTAATAGAGGCAGTGTGAAACCAGCCTGCCTCAACCTGATACCAATTGGTAAGAGGGCCAACTTGAACAGGGCTTGATTTGCTGGCGACGGTGCCGTCGCCGAGTTGGCCTTCACCGTTGCTGCCCCAAGTCCAAAGAGTGCCGTCGGTCTTAACGGCAGAACATTGATTATTCCCTGCGGAAATTTGCTTCCAGTTGGTGAGCGCACCAATTTGCACCGGGCTAGATTTGTTAACGACAGCGCCGTCGCCGAGTTGGCCCTGATTATTGCTACCTGAAGCCCAAAGAGTACCGTCGGTTTTTACTGCCGCTGTAAAGCTGTATCCCGGCGAAACTTGCGACCAGTTTGTGAGCGCTCCCACCTGCACAGGACTAGACTTATTGACGATAGTGTTGTCTCCAAGCTGCCCGCTACCATTCGACCCCCACGACCAAAGCCCGTACAGCGGAATCCCCGTCCACGTCCCTGCGGCCACGGCCTGCAGTTGCTCCATCAAGCCCCATTTTGCGGAGAAATTCGGCATTTAGGTTACTCCGTAGAGGGCGAGGGTGTTGCTCACCAAGTACCATGATGTAAGGGCACCGACCTGAACGGGACTGCTCTTGTTGGCATTTGTGTTGTCACCAAGGTCACCATCAGTTCCTCGTCCCCATGCCCAAAGAGTGCCGTCCGTTTTTACCGCAAACACATCGGCGAGCCCAGAGGTTGAAATCTGAGACCAATTTGTCAGAATGCCGATTTGCACGGGGCTCAGTCGATTGCTTGTGGTGCCGTCTCCAAGTTGTCCAAAAGTGTTTATACCCCAAGACCAAAGAGTCCCATCCGTTTTGATGGCCGACGTATGTTCTCCGCTTGCACCGCAAGAGACCTGAGCCCAGTCTGCAAGGGTGCCGATCTGAACAGGGCTGGAACGAAATGTCGCAGTTCCATCGCCAATATATCTTCCCCACCCCCAAAGTGTACCATCTGTTTTTACTGCATGCTGCGCACCCGTTGATTCGCCCACAGAAACCTGAGCCCAATTGGTGAGTGCGCCGATTTGAACGGGGCTGGATCGGCTAACGGTGCTGTTTTGCCCGAGGCGACCATAACTTCCAGAACCCCATGTCCACAACTGTGAAGTAGTTGTGATAGCGGCTGTAACACCGGAAACAGCGGAAACCTGAGCCCAATTGGTGAGTGCGCCGACTTGAACGGGACTAGATTTGTTGACAGTTGTGCCGTCTCCAAGTTCTCCGGAGCTGTTATTTCCCCAAGACCATAACGTACCATCAGACTTAGTCGCCACGACATGGTTCACAGAGGCCGACGACTTCGACCAGTTTGTCAAAGCACCGATCTGAACGGGACTTGATCTATTGATAGTATTGTTTTGGCCCAAGGCGCCGAAAGCATTTTGCCCCCAAGCCCATAGGGTTCCATCGGCTCTTAGAGCGGTTTTTGTAGCGCGACTACTAGAAACAAAGCCCCAAGTAGTTAAAGCACCAATTTGAACGGGGCTTGAGCGGTTGATGACAGTTCCATCGCCAACTGCGCCGACGCTGTTCTCGCCCCAGCTCCACAAGCTCGCCCCAGAGAACACCACATTCCCCGTATTGAACGCCGACACCCGACCCGGCCCATAGATGTTGGTTGCGGCAGATCGAACCCTAAAGGTGCCTGCGCCCGTGGCTACAGTAATCGGAGACGCCGAACCAGTCGCGCCGACGGATGCCCCAGTGCTTTCGTTGATCGCCGTGACCGTATAGCCCGTGACCGCGCTTCCGCCGGGGTTGGCGGGCGCAGTAAATGCCACGGACATGGTTCCGATGCTGGTCGTGACAGAGGTGATGGTCGGGGCGTCGGGGGCCTTCAGAAGGTCAAAGCCGCCGTTGACGTAGCCGCCTTGGGACGTAGCCATACTAGCCTCCTAACGTCACGAAATGTCCTCGTAGGAGATTAGCACCTTCAGGTCGTTTGCGGAACCCGCCGTCGCACCAATCGACTTGTCTTCCTCAAGATAGAACGAGGTGTTCTTGTCAATGACCACGAGCGAGGAATCGGCAGGCACCGAGACCGTGCTCACGATCTGCGTGGCCGTGCCACCAAGAGCCGCAGCGGTGTAATAGTTGATCGTGATGTCGGCGGCGTTGGTGCCGTCCACGTTGGCCACGATCAGCGACTCAATCTTGAAGACCTTGTTGGATGACGCCGCGTTGCTCAACACAGACGTGGCGCTGGTGGAAGTCAGGTCAATCACGGCGGACTTGCCGATGATTGAGGTGACGTTGACGATATTCGGGGCTGCCACAGTTTATCTCCTTATCCAAAAATCAGGGTGAAGGCGATTGCCTTGCCAGCTGAGATGCCCGCAGACGGCGTTGTGAATGTCAGGTTGCCCGAGCCATCCGTGCTGACGACTTGGCCTGCGGTTCCGTCTGCTGTCGGATATTTAAGGCCCGCCGGGTTGTTGATGATGCGCTTAACCGTCCCCGACGCATTCTCTGCGTAGATGGCCATGTCGGCATCATTGATGTTGATCGCGAGTTCGCCGGGGTTCAGGTTGCCAGCGGAAGGCGCGGCACCTGACGTGGTGCTGCGGTACAGCTGAATCGGAGTGTATCCGGTCTGCGGCATTGCTGTTACCTCTTTTCAGGGTTGTTGGCGGGCATTATGCCCTTAAATTCAGGGCAACGCGATAGCTTATTCATCAAAACGTCCCCCCATCCAGTCCGCCCCAACTCGGCGCGCTCGCACCATTCGACAGCAACACCTGCCCAGCCGTGCCGTTAGCCAAGAAGGCCGTGGCGCCGGAGCCCGTCTGATACGGGATTTGGCTGGCCGCGCCGCCTGCGAGATTGGTGGCCGAACCCACGGACAGAGAAGACTGGTTGACCCAAGTCGGAGCGCTGGCGCCGTTTGAGAGCAAAACCTGATTGGACGTGCCGACCGCGCTGAAGGCATACTCGGTGCCGGTGCCGTAAGCCACAGCGCCAGCCGACGGCACAGCCGTGCCATTCGTGCCGCCATTCGCGATGGGCAGGGTGCCTGATACGTGGGTCGTGAGGCCGATCTTGCCCCAAGCAGGGTCAGCTCCCACGCCGCCGCTGAGCAGAGCGTTGCCCGTCGCAACGTCGGCCAGAGCCGCCAGCGTCGAGGACGAGGAGGCATAAAGCAGGTCGCCTTGGGTGTAGCTGGTCAGCCCCGTGCCGCCATAGGCCGCAGAAATGGCCGTGGCATTCCACGTCCCGGCGGTCAGGGTACCGACACCCGTGATGCCCGTGTACGACCCGCTGATGCGAGCCGAATCGACCGTGCCAGACGTGATCTGGCTGCCCGCAATCGCGATAGAGGTGCTGGCAGCGGCAGTCAGCTGCCCTTGGGCATTGACCGTAAAGGTGCCGACCGAGGATGCAGACCCGTAAGATGCCGCAGTCACCGCCGTGTTGGTGATGCTGAATACCGTGCCAGAGAGCGTGAGGCCCGTGCCAGCCGTGTAGGTCGTGCCAGACGCGCCGAACTGCGAGAACACAATCGCGGTGGTTCCGACCGTGATCGGAAGCGGTGTCTGCTGCACCCAAGAGGTGTTGGCGTTGGTGGTGCCAGCGGTGATCAGGAAGAAGTCGCCCGCATCAATCTGATTGACGCCAGTGCCGGGGGTGTTGAAGTCCGTCGCGCGGGTCAGAATGAAGGGCGTGCTGCCGTTGCCTGTCTGCGTGACGACGTAGACGCCGTTCTGAACCCCATCAACTTGGTTCTTGATCAGGACTCGATTGTTGAGCGCGACCAAGGTGCTATCGACCGACAGGGCCGCATTCGCGGTCGCAGTCAGCGTAGCGCCGACGCCAGAAGACCCGTTGTTGTAGGTGCAAGACGGCAGAGCCGCAGCCGAGGCCAAGCGGCAGGCCTGATGGAAGTTGATGCCGGTCGCGATTGAGTCGGCATAATTCTTGTTGACGATGTCGGTGCCGTTCGTCGGCGCAGTCGAGATTGAACCCGTCGTGAGGGTGACGGCATTAATCGTCGTGTTGGTTGCAGAAGTGATCTGTCCCTTGCTGTTCACAGCAATGACAGGAACGACAGCCTGAGAGCCATAGGTTCCCGCAGACGCGCCGGACGCGGGCAGGTCGTCGATGACCATCGACCGGAAGCCCGTCGGGCCAGCTGGGCCACTTGCTGGGCCCGCATAGATGACGTTGGCGTTCTGATCGCTGACGATGAGGGCCGAGCCCCACGTCGGGGCACCCGTTCCGCCAGACACCAAAACCTGCCCAGAAACGCCCGCTGGCCCGATGTAAAGGCCGTCTGCCCCGGACCAGACCACGGCACCCGGCTGCATGACCAGCGAGCGGGCCGTGCCGCCATTGTTCAGGCCGAGGATGTTGTCCACTTGGTCGTCATCGGAAAGGTCGATGGCCGGGTGCGTGTGGTCAGCACGCGAGATGTCGGTCGAGACGCCAGCGGACCCGGTCGTGTCAACAGCCAGAGGCGTGGCGTTAGACAGGTTCGCGTTGAGCGTCACGTTGCCCGTCAGCGCGCCGCCACCATTCAGGCCCGTCCCGGCGATGACTTCGGTGCTGGTGGGTACGCCACCGCCACCCGTGGCGGGGATCGTCGTGGCCGCCATGACGCGCCCGGTGGCGTCAACGGTAAAGACCGGAATGTTCGTCGCGTCACCATAGGAACCCGGCGTCACGCCCGAGTTAGCCAGCTGCACCGAACCGACGCCGCCGTTGGCGATAGACAGCGTGACGTTGGACGACAGCTGGCCGCCACCCTGCAGGCCCGTGCCAGCGATCACCTGCCGCGACGTCGGCACGCCCGCCACGCTCAGCAGGTCACCCACCCGGATTTGGTAGTTGTTGCCCTGATAGACGATCATCATCAGCGAGTTTTCGTCGGCCACGGGGGCGACGGGGAGCTGCGTGACGCGGGTTGGGATCAGATTGCTGGGTACGTCTGACATTTATAGCTCCAAGTATCCGTCACCATCTTCCGTGATGATGAACTCGTTGCCTTGCTCTTGGATCAACCCGGCGGGGCGGGTGTTGATCGGCGTGTCGGGGCGTACAAACGGGAGCACGATCTGGTCCGGTGGGCGAGGGGCGAGTCGGTATGGGTCGTATTGGTCGCGATCTTCCCGGCAGACCATCAGCCCCGGATAGTTCGGGTCCGGCGCCAGTTCGGAAAGAAAAAACTTGCGCGAGCAGCGTCCGCAAATTCCGATACCGTATGTCGGCTGTCCAGTAGGGTCTAGGTACAGCGAATTGCTCATGCGGTGTACGCCCTAATGCCGGGGTTGATCTGGATCGGCGAGCCGTCATTGTCGCCGTCCCACGCACGCTGCATGCTCACAGCCGCCCGCTGCTCCAAGAGAGGCATCAAGGCTGCGTCAACCTGCGGCGTCACGGCGGCGACCTTGCTGGCCAAACCATCGACGATGGCCTGCAGCCAGCGCTGCGGCACCTCGACCTCTTGCTGCAGGTTCTCGGTGTCCGTCGTCTGGCGGTGACGCCACAGGATCAGCTGCGCTTGCTCTGCAGCCGAGAACGGCGCGGGCCAAAGATAGACCACAGGCTCCGGCAGATCGCGCTGGAAGTAGTAGTTGCTCGGGCGACCGGGGAACTGCAGGTTCGACTGGTTCACATACGAGTCGCGGTTTAGCTGGCCGAGGGGGATTTGCTGCGGCAGGTTGCCCAGCGTAATCGCAGAGAAATTCAGGGTGCCGGTGGTCGCCACGATCCGGAAATAGGCATAGGCGAGAGCGCCGCTGATGTCGGTCCACGTAATATCGCCAGCCGATGCCGTGACACTTGATGTCCCCACGGTCGTCCACGACGAGCCATTCGTGC